ATGAAAAATGTTTTAAAATATCCAGGAAGCAAAACAAGAATAGCTAACTGGATAACACAATTTATTCCAGAACATGACGTTTATTTGGAGCCGTTCTTTGGTGGGGGAGCTGTTTTCTTTAACAAGAAACCAGCAAGAATAGAAACAATAAATGATTTGTCAGAAGAAGTTTATAACTATTTTAAAATTTTAAGAGAAAAACCGGATGAGTTGGTTCATCTGATTAGTTTAACTCCGTATGGACGTAAAGAATATAATAGTTCTTTTGAAACTTCGGCAGATGAAGTAGAAAGAGCAAGAAGATTTGCAGTTAGATGTTGTCAAGGATTCGGATGTAGCAACAAGTACAAAAATGGATTTAGAAGTTCAATAGGGAAGATGTCGCCAAGAACAACGACATTTTGGAATAATTTTCCTGAAACACTAGAACTTGCATCAAAAAGACTTTTACAAGCACAAATAGAAAATCAAGATGCTTTAAAATTAATTGAAAGATATAACAAAAAAGAGGTATTCATATATGCTGACCCACCATATCCACTTAATGTAAGAAAAAACTATTTATATGAAAATGAAATGACAAATGATGAACATGTAAAATTACTAAAACTTTTATTGAAACACAAAGGAAAAGTTATGATAAGTAGCTATGAGAATGGTTTGTATAACAATTTTTTAAAGTATTGGAAAAAAGAATACAAAAATACAACAGCCGAAAACTCTATAAAAAGAACAGAAGTGATTTATATGAATTATATGTAAATGAGGTGCAAGAATAATGAACATAGATAATTTAATTAAAGAATTACAACAAATAGATATTGAAAAACTAACAGATGATGAGTTAGAGGAATTAGGAGAAAATATACCAACATTAGCAGAAAAAATAGCTAATGAAATTGTTAAAAGATATGTTATGAACGGAGGAAAATTTTTTTAAAATGAATAATTTAAAATTTAGGGTTTGGGATAAAAAATTACAGATATTAGGAACTGTATCAAATATTGATTTAGAATTTGAAGAAGTAACATTTTATATTGATGATGATGATGAAGAATTAGATACTTGCCAACCGCTTAAAGATGTTGTACTTATGAAGTCAACGGGATTCCACGATAAAAACGGAGTGGAAATTTTTGAGGGAGATATCATAAATAGCGGTTATCTTTTTAAAGGAAGTCCGTTTGAAGAAGAAGATGAATATGAGGAAGAAAAGGGTGTTGTAGAGTTTTTAAATTGTGGATTTAATATAGAATTTAAAAACCATACTAATTTATTCATAGATATCATACTAAGTTGCGAAGATATAGAAGTAATAGGTAACATATATGAAAATAAGGAGTTGTTGAGAAAATGATAGATAAAAAACTTGAAAAAGATATAGATATAGCAATAGAACTTTTGAAAGCACTTAAAGAAGATTACACAAGTAGAGCAATACAATACAATTCAAGACAACACAATAAAGAAAAAGTAAAACGTACAAGATTAATAATAAATGATTTATTATTTAGAAACGAAAAAGGAGTTAAATAAGATGATTGGTATAATATTTTTAGCAACAGTCTTAACAACAACAACTATATTTTTAATACTATATTTTTTGGAAGCATTATTCATTATTGGAGAATACATTTACGAAAATAGCGAATTTATAGATTTTATAAAAAGAAAAATACAAAATAGAAAGAGGTAAACAAAATGAAATATAAATGCGATTACAAAATTGAAAAAGGACACGATACAGATAGTGGATATGATTTAAAGGCAAAGTATGCTTTTAAGCTACTACCTAACCAAACAAAACTAATACCAACAAGCTTATATATTGAATTAGACAAAAACATTGAGGCACAGGTCAGACCAAAAAGCTCAATTAGTGCAAAAGGAATTTTAGTTCACTTTGGAACTGTTGATAGTGATTACAGAGGAGAGGTGCAAGTCGTAATGCAAAATTTGAACCAACACGGAGTAGAATTTGATGCAGGACAGAAGATAGCACAGATTGTATTTAATGAAAAAACAGAGGTATTTTTGGAGCAAACGGAGGATATTAGCAACGATACACAACGTGGTGCAGGTGGCTTTGGTAGTACAGGAGCATTTTAGTTATGAGTAATCCATATAAGAATTTAGCATCAGCTATTGTACTACAAGCAATAGATGATACGATAAGAGCAATACAAGGAAGAAATCCAAGAGGTTATTCTTTTAATGGTAGAAATCACGAACATATTATTCAAGAAAATTACAAATTTTTTAGATCAACTTGGTTCGCTTGCTTAACTGATATTGATGGTAAAAAACTTGTAGAAACTTTTGAAAGTAAGAGGGAGTTTATAAAGCAAAATAAATTTAATAAAATTTATAAGTTTTTGGAGGAATAAATGGAAGATATTAAGCAAGAACTTAAAGAAATTAAATATCTAGATTTTAAAATTAATTCAAGCATAGAAGAACTTGAAAGACTCAAATTTTATCAAGATTTATTAAAAGGCATTGATTATAGAATGGATAAGGTTCAAAATTCTAATACAAGTGATATGTCTGATGCAATAATAAAAATTGTGGACTTAGAAGAAAGTATCAAAAAAAATATAAGTATTTTAGTCGAAAAGAAAAAAATATTAAAATCTAAGATTGATAAGCTAGAGCCTACAATGTACCAGATATTATATTTAAGATATTTTAAATACTATCAATGGTCAGTTATAGCTGCAGAATTATTTTATTGTGAAGGATATATTAAAAAACTTCATGGCATAGCTTTGGAAATTTTAAGAAAAGAAGTTACGAAAAGTTACTAAATGTTACGAAATATTACTTCTTGACCTGATATAATAGTATTGTAAAAGTATAAATTAGAGATGGTTCATAGAAGCCTCCTTTCAAATTGAAATAGGATGATTTAAAAATTATCCTATTTTTTATTTATACCCTCCCCCTTTTTATTTTTTAATGATAAGGAGAAAAAATAAATGACTAAGATAGTTAGAACCGATAAGCTACCTGGACATAGAGGAGCTTATGAAAAGAATAGAAAGAAGATATTAGCTACACAGAATGTTTGTGGTATTTGTGGTAAAGAAATTGATATGACTTTAAAGACTCCAAATCCATTAGCTCCTTGTGTAGACCATGTAATTCCAGTTGCTAAAGGTGGACATCCAAGTGATATTAATAACCTACAACTAGCACACTGGCAATGTAATAGGCAAAAAAGTGATAAATTATTTTTAAACATAGAGAAAAAAAGTAAAATTTTGTTAGGTAATAGAAATCTACCGCAAAGTAAAGATTGGACAAAATATAAAGCTGAGTAAAATAGGGGGCTATGACACCCTCCCACTCGAGCGAGCGGTATTCACACTGCCGACTGTACAAATTTTCTCATGCGAAAAAGGAGGTTTTATGGAAAATTATAAAGGAATTGATTATTTAAGAAAACAACTAAGTGAATTGGAACAAAGAGTATCTTTGAGATATGATTATTACACAATGAAGAAAGAAGATTCATTATTGGGAATTACTATTCCACCTGAAATAAGAAAAAAATATAAATCTACTCTAGGTTGGTGTAGCAAGGCAGTTGACAATTTAGCAGATAGATTAAGTTTTAAAGAATTTGACAATGACTCTTTTGAAATTAATGAAATATTTAAAATGAATAATCCAGATGTATTTTTTGATAGTGCTATTTTAAGTGCATTAATTGCTTCTTGTTGTTTTGTATATATCTCACAAGGAGAAGAAGATACTCCAAGACTTCAAGTGATAGAGGGCGATTGTGCTACCGGAATTATAGATCCTATTACAAATTTGCTAAAAGAAGGTTATGCAGTTTTAGACAAAAACGAATCAGGACAAGCAATTCTAGAAGCTTATTTTGTGGCTGGTAGGACTGATTATTATGTAGAAGGTAAGTTTGCTTATAGTTATGAAAACAAAGCACCTTTTGCACTTTTAGTACCAATAATTTATAGACCAGATGCAAAAAGACCTTTTGGACATAGTAGAATAAGTAGGGCTTGTATGTATCTTCAAAAATATGCTTGTAGAACTTTAGAAAGGGCAGATATTACAGCTGAGTTTTATTCATTTCCACAAAAATATGTTGTTGGATTAAGTGCAGATGCTGAACCAATGGATACTTGGAAAGCTACAATTTCAAGTATGTTACAATTTACAAAAGATGAGCAAGGAGATAGTCCGAAGTTGGGGCAATTTACAACACCTAGTATGTCTCCCTTCACTGAGCAACTAAGAACCGCTGCAGCAGGATTTGCTGGAGAAACAGGATTAACTTTAGATGATTTAGGTTTTGTAAGTGATAATCCTAGTTCAAGTGAAGCTATAAAAGCAAGCCATGAAACATTAAGAATGTATGCAAGAAAAGCTCAAAAAACTTTTGGAAGTGGTTTTTTAAATGTTGGTTATTTAGCTTGTTGTTTAAGAGATGATTTCACTTACAAAAGAAATGAATTTTATAAACTTATACCAAAATGGCAACCAGTTTTTGAACCAGATGCAGCAACTTTGTCAAATATTGGAGATGGAGCAATAAAGATTAATCAAGCAATACCTAATTTCTTTGATGAAAAGAAATTATCTGAATTAACAGGAATATAGAGAAATGGAAAAAGATATAGTACCAGAACTTTTAGAAAACTTATTAAAAGAGTTTGAAGAAAGTTTGCAAAAAAATGAAGAAATAAAAAAAGCACTTGAGATATTAATTTCTAAAAAAGCAAATTATAGGAATGCAAATGAATTTGCAGAGGAAGTAGGAAATGTTTTAGTAAATTGTTTTAAAAATAATATTTCAGTTGATATTTTACCAGATAGAAGAATGTATTATAATATAGCAGATAGAATTTTAAATTCAACCTTAACAAAAGGTTACGAAGTTATTTCTGATTATTCTGTGGAAGTACAAACAATTTTAAACAAAAAAGCTAAACTAGGTTTAAAAGGTATTCCGTCAGTTAAAAATCAAGATAGAATAGATGGTTTTATAAATAAAATATCAAATGCAGAGGATTTTAGTAAAATTAATTGGCTTTTTGATGAGCCAATTAGAAATTTTTGTAAATCAGTTGTAGATGAAACTATTGAAGTGAATGTAGAACATCATTCAAAACTAGGATTAAAACCAGTTGTTATAAGAATATCAAGCGGAAAATGCTGTAAGTGGTGTGATAAAATAGCTGGAAAATATAATTATCCTGATGTTCCAAAGGATGTTTATAGGAGACATAGTCATTGTGATTGTATCGTTGAGTATTTCCCTGGAGATGGAAGAAAGCAAAATGTTTGGACAAAAAAATATACTAAACAAGAAAAAAGACAAAATATAAAAATCGAAAAATTGACTAAAGCTGAAAAAGATGCTAAAATAGAGAAAAGAATAAAATTAAGTAAAGAAAATTCATCTAAGATTAGTGATGTTAGAAAACAATGCTTAAAAAATGATATACATTATAATCAAATAAAAAAACATAAAGAAATAATATCTGAAAAAGATATAATTAAAAATTTAGGTGGACTAGACAAAACAAAAGGATCTTGTTCTTCTGTGGCATTAGCATATGTAGGGAATAAAGGCGGATATGAGGTTTTAGACTTTAGAGGTGGAAAAAGTTGTGATATGTTTTCACAGAATGATACTATAAAAAAAATATCAAAACTTTCTGGAGTTAAAAGTTTTACAGTAAAAGATTATAATGATCATAATGCAGTTATAAAATTAACACAAAACATGGTCGAGGGCAAAGAATATTATTTAGCTACAGGTGTACATGCAGCAATAATAAGAAAAACCTCTAAAGGACTTGAATATTTGGAGTTACAAGATAATGAAGTTTTAAATGGTTATAAGATATTAAATAACAATGTATTAACAAAAAGGTTTGGTTGTAAGAAAAGTCATAATATAAAATATATAGGGAAAGTTGAAGTAGAGAGCATTTTAATAGACGTTGATAGTTTAAAAAATAATGGAGAATTTGAAAAGATTTTAGGATTTATAAATACAAATGGTGGAAAACAATTAAAGGGAAGTGGTGGAAGTGTCAAATGATTTTTATAAAGATTTAGAAAAATATGCAAATGAAGAAGATACAACAATCTTTGCAGAAAGCAATCTTGAGGGATATTCTGATTTTTATAAAGAAGATAAAAAAAAGAGAGTGTGGTGGATAGATAAGTTAGATGTTGTAGGAGAGCATTTGTTTAGTTTCGATAAGAAAAAGATATATAATATATTTTTGGATTATCCTCATAATTTGACTAAAGAAGAAAAAGAAATTTTTGATGAAGACGAACCATACTGGAAGGATTTTTTAAAAAATAGATAAAAGCAAAAGCAATGTATGAAAAAGTATGTTGCTTTTTTGTTGCATAAAATAAAATTAAGGAGAGGTTAAGTGTCTAAGAAAAAAATAGGCAATCAAAAACCTACACAGTCATTAATATTATCAACAAAAAATAGCGATTATAAAGAAGCTATTGAACTTTACGAAAGAAGCGGAAGAACTGCTCAAAAATGGCAAATTGAATTATTAAAAGCTATTTTGTCAAAAACTAAAAATGAACTTTGGGTTCATACTAAATTTGGTTACTCAGTACCTCGTAGAAATGGTAAGAACGAAATAGTAGCTATAAGAGAATTATATGGACTTGTAAAAGGTGAACATATAAACCATACAGCACATAGAACTACAACTTCTCACTCAGCTTGGGAAAGGTTGCTTAGGATAATTTCTAAAGCAGGATTTAAAGAAAATGAAGACTATACAAGTTTAAGAGCATCAGGTAGAGAAAAAATTGAATTTTTACAAACTGATGGAGTAATTGAGTTTAGAACAAGAACTTCTACTGGTGGACTTGGAGAAGGCTTTGACCTTTTAGTTATTGATGAAGCACAAGAATATACAGATGATCAACAGAGTGCTTTAAAATATGTTGTAACTGATAGTAAAAATCCACAAACTATATTTTGTGGAACTCCCCCAACTCCAGTTAGTTCAGGAACAGTCTTCACTAATTTAAGAAAAAAAGCTTTAAATGGAGAAACTAAAAATACAGGTTGGGCGGAATGGTCAGTTGAAGACCAATCAGATATGTATAATAAAGAACTATGGTATTTAACAAATCCTAGTTTAGGAACTGTCTTTACTGAAAGGTCAGTTGAAGACGAAATTGGAGAAGATGAGATTGACTTTAATATCCAAAGATTAGGACTTTGGATAAGATATAATCAAAAATCAGCAATTTCAAAGATTGATTGGGATAATTTGGCAGTTGAAAAATTACCAGAATTTAAAGGCAAATTATTTGTAGGAATAAAATATGGAGCTGATGGAACAAATGTAGCATTAAGTATAGCAGTAAAAACTGTTGATAATAGAATTTTTGTAGAAAGTATAGATTGCCAATCTGTAAGAAATGGAAATGGTTGGATAATAAACTTTTTAAAAAATGCAGATATTGCAGATATAGTTGTTGATGGACAGTCAGGGCAAAAAATTTTAGCGGATGAAATGAAAGAGTTTAAAATAAAAGCACCGATTTTACCAACTGTTAAAGAAATAATTGTAGCTAACTCTATGTGGGAACAAGGAATTTTTCAAAAAAGTATTTGCCACAATGATCAACCTTCATTAACAAAAGTTGCTACAAATTGTGAAAAAAGATTAATTGGAAATGGTGGGGGCTTTGGTTATAAATCGCAATTTGAAGATAATGACATTGCTTTAATGGATAGTGCATTATTAGCTTATTGGATTTGTAGTATAGCTAAACCGCCGAAAAAACAAAGAATTAGTTATTAATAAGAGATACTTCAAAAGTATCTTTTTTAATATAAATTTACAGAATCAAACTGGACAAATAGGAGGAAAAAAATGAGTGAATTTAAACCAATCACTACACAAGAAGAATTTGATGAAGCTATAAAAGATAGACTCGCGAGACAAAAAGAAACATTATTAAAACAATATTACGATTATAGCGAACTCAAAAATAAAAATGTTGATTTAGAAAAAGAACTTGGCGAACTTAAAAAGACTTTGGAAAGCTCAACAACAAATAAGACAGAACTTGAAAAGCAAATTGAAGAATTAACAGGAAAAGTTAGAGAACATGATTTATCTGCTTTAAAAATCAAATATGCTTTTGAAAATGGCATACCTTATCATTTAGCAGGTAGAATTTCAGGTAATGATGAAGAGAGCATAAAAACTGATGCAGAAAGTTTATCAAACTTTTTTAAATCACAAACACCGCCACCACCACTAAAAAACACAGAAAAGAAAGTTAGTGGAGAAGATGTGGCATATCAAAATATTTTAAAAGGATTAAAAGGAGAATAAAAATTATGGCAGTATTATCAAAAGGAACATTATTTGACCCTGAATTAGTATCAGATTTAGTAAACAAAGTACAAGGGAAATCATCTCTTGCAGTTTTAGCAAAGCAAGTACCAGTATCTTTTAATGGTAGCAAAGAATTTACTTTTACACTAGATAAAGATGTGGATGTTGTTGCTGAAAACGGAAAGAAAACAGAAGGTGGAGTAACTGTTGAACCAGTTATAATCAATCCTATCAAAATTGAATATGGAGCAAGAATTTCAGATGAATTTATGTATGCTTCAGATGAAGAAAAAATTAATATTTTAAAAGCTTTTAATGAAGGTTTCGCAAAGAAAGTTGCTAGAGGACTTGATATTATGGCAATGCATGGAGTAAATCCAAGAACAAAACAAGCTTCAACAGTGATTGGAACTAATCATTTTGACAATTTAGTTTCACAAAAAGTAACTTTTGTTAAAGCACAAGTTGAAGAAAATATCGAAGCTGCAGTTGGTCTTGTACAAGGCTCTAATGGAGTTGTAACAGGTATGGCTATGTCTCCAGTTGTTTCTTCAGAATTAGCAAAACTTAAAGTAAATGGTGTTAGACAATATCCTGAATTAGCTTGGGGAGCAAATCCTGGTTCAATAAATGGATTAGCGGTTGATATTAATACAACAGTTTCAGAAGGTATTGACAGTAAAGAAAAAGCAATAGTAGGAGACTTTGCAAATATGTTTAAATGGGGATATGCTAAAGAAATTCCACTTCAAGTAATTGAATATGGAGATCCTGACAACTCTGAAAAAGACTTAAAAGGATATAACCAAGTATACTTAAGAGCAGAAGCTTATATTGGCTGGGCAATTTTAGATGCTAAATCTTTTGCAAGAATTGTGGAGGCATAATATGATTTATAAAAATATCATAACAGGGGCTATCATTGATAGTCCTTGTCTAATTTCAGGAGATGACTGGGAAGAAGTTGAAGAAACTACTGAAGAAGTAGAAAAAGTTGAAGAAGTTGAAGAAGTTGAAGAAACTACTGAAGGAAAAAAAACAAAGAAAAAGTAGGTGGCAAAAATGAATAATTTTGCAACTATTGAAGATGTAATAAATTTATTTAGAAAATTGGATAGTGAAGAAATAGAAAGAGCAACAGCTCTATTACCTATAGTTTGTGATAGCTTAAGAGTCGAAGCAAAAAAGGTTGGTAAAGACCTGGACAAACTGGCAGAGGATAGAGCTTTTGCTAACGTAGTAAAATCAGTTGTTGTGGATATTATATCCAGAACACTACTTACTAGCACTAATAATGAACCAATGATTCAAACTTCTGAAAGTGCCTTAGGTTATTCATTCAGCGGAACTTTTTTAAATCCAGGCGGAGGACTTTTTATAAAAAATAGTGAATTATCAAGACTTGGACTTAAAAAGCAAAGATATGGAGTGATTAATTTCTATGAGTAGATTAAAAGGCATAACTATTACATTAATTAATAAAATAGAAAATGGAGAAGATCCTTTTGGAAATCCAATTTTAGTAGAAAAAGAAATAAAAGTAAATAATGTATTAGTAGGACAACCTACCACAGAAGATATAACAAATTCATTAAATCTATATGGCAAAAAAGCGGTCTATACGTTAGCTATTCCTAAAAGTGATACGAATATATGGGAAGACCAGGAAGTAATGTTTTTTGGGCGAAAATTTCGCGTTTTTGGATGTGTTATAGAAGGTATAGAAGAAATGATGCCATTGAGTTGGAATAAGAAAGTGATGGTTGAACGTTATGCTTAAACTTTTCAAAATAAATAAACCTGGTGTAAGTGAATTAATGAAATCAGGCGAAATGCAAGCAATATTAAGCGGGAAAGCAAAAGAGATTGCATCAAGATGTGGTTCTGGTTATGGAACCGATATATATATTGGGAAAACAAGGGCAAATGCTTCTGTTGGAGCAATAACAAAGAAAGCAAAAAGAGATAACTACAAAAATAATACATTATTAAAAGCGGTTAAATAACATGATTGAAATAATAATAAGAGATTTTTTAAAAAATAATTTAAAAATAGATGTTTTTTTAGAACATCAAAAAAGAGAGCCTGAAAGTTTTGTAATTTTTGAAAAAACTTCAAGCACAAAAAATAATCAATTAAAAGCAACCACTTTTGCTTTTCAAAGTTATGGAAAGACTCTATATAAAGCTTGTGAATTAAATGAAAAGTTAAAAGAAGCGGTTGAAAAATTAATAAATTTAAACGAAATAGCATCAGTAAAGCTAAATAGTGATTATAATTTTACTGATGAAGAAACTAAACAATACAGATACCAAGCTGTATTTGAAATAAAACATTATTAATAGGAGGAAGAAATATGGCAGAAGTTAATAACGTAACTTATGGTAAACCTAAAGTAGGCGGAGCAGTTAGTGTTGCACCTTTAAAAACAGCTTTACCAGTTGATGCTAAAACAGTTTTAAATACTGCTTTTAAAAATTTAGGTTATATTTCAGAAGACGGATTAAGTAATGAAAATAGTCCTGAAACTGATAAAATAAAAGCTTGGGGCGGTGATGTAGTTTTAACTACTCAAACTGAAAAAGCAGATACATTTACTTATAAATTAATTGAATCTTTAAATATCGAAGTATTAAAAGAAATTTATGGAGCAAAAAATGTAATTGGCACTTTAGATACTGGAATTACTGTAAAAGCAACAAGTGAATCAGCACAAGCTCACGTTGTAGTTGTAGAAATGATTCTAAAAGGCGGAATTTTAAAAAGAGTTGTTATTCCTAATGGTGTTATAACAGAAATTGGAGAAATCAACTATTCTGATGAAGATGCTATTGGTTATGAAGTAACAATTCAAGCTTTGCCTGATAGTGATGGTGTAACTCACTATGAATATATTGTAAAAGGAGCTTAAAAATGATTAAGGGAATTACTAAATCTGGTTTTAAATTTGAAATTTCAGATAAAGCTTTAGATGATTTTGAACTATTAGAATTAATGGCAGATGTGGACTCTAATGCTCTTTTAGTTCCAAAGATTTTTGAAAAGCTATTAGGAACAAAACAAAAAGAAAACTTAATAGAATTTATGAAGAAAAGAGACGGCTATGCTTCAACTGAAAAAATGGCAAAAATTTTAGAAGAAATTTTATTAAGTAGTCAAAAATTAAAAAACTAAGTTTCCTTGCTGGAGTTATAAAAGAAAATGAAGATTTAATAATTTGTGATCTTGCTGAAACCTATAATATATTAGACTATACAAAGCTACCACTAACAATGGTAGCTTGTTTAGTTATGGGGTTAAGGGATAACTCAAGATTAAAAATGAAAGTCTTTAAAGCAAAAATGGAAACAAAGGATTATTTACTAGCTGGTATCTATGATAGATTAACTCTTTTAGTTTATGCAAATACCAAAGATGCACAAAAGGGAAGAAATAAACCTAAAATGCTATTAGATATTTTAGATAAAGAGAAAGAGCAAGTAAATAGTTTTAATTCTAGTGAGGATTTTATAAAAGCAAAAGAAAGAATTTTAAAAAATATAGAAGAAAAGGAGTGTGATATTGATGAGTGATATTGGTAAGGCTTATGTCCAAATAGTTCCCTCTGCTAAGGGGCTTGAAGGAGCAATTAGTGGGCAACTTGAAGGTGAATCGGCAAAAGCTGGACAAAGTGCAGGGTCAAGTATAGTCTCAACTCTTAAGAAAGTTTTTATTGCAGCAGGAATTGGTAAAGCTCTATTATCTACACTTCAAGAAGGTGGAAAACTTCAACAATCATTAGGTGGTATTGAAACACTTTTCAAAGATAATGCAGATAAAGTAAAAGGCTATGCAAAAGAAGCTTATAGATCAACTGGATTATCTGCTAATGCTTATATGGAAAATGTAACAGGTTTTTCAGCTAGTCTTTTACAATCTCTAGGTGGAGATACAAAAAAGGCTGCAGAAACTGCAAATATGGCTATGATAGATATGGCAGACAACAGTAACAAGATGGGGACATCAATGGAAGCTATTCAAAATGCTTATCAAGGTTTTGCTAAACAAAACTATACAATGCTCGATAATTTAAAACTAGGTTATGGTGGAACTAAAAAAGAAATGGAAAGACTTCTTAAAGATGCTCAAAAGATAACTGGTGTTAAGTATGATATAAATAACCTAAATGATGTTTACGAAGCAATTCACGTTATACAAGGTGAATTAGACATTACAGGAACAACTGCAAAAGAAGCATCAACAACTCTTAGTGGTTCTTTTAATGCTATGAAAGCAGCTTTTCAAGATGTTCTAGGAGCTTTAGCTTTAGGGGAAGGTTTAAGACCTGCTTTAGAAGGTTTAGCAAGTACTGTTAGTACTTTTCTATTTGGAAACTTATTCCCAATGATAGGAAACATTTTAGCACAATTACCAGGACTTTTAATAACTTTTATTCAAGTAGCTTTACCACAATTTGTTCAAATGGGAACAAATATGGTTAATTCATTAATTAGTGGTTTTGATTTTGGTATGGAAGGATTTTGGGCTAATTTTAGTGAAATGATAAATGTACTTTTAACAGAGTATTTACCACAGTTTTTAGAAACTGGTGTTCAATTGATAACTGAATTAGTAAATGGTCTTTTAACTGCAATTCCAGATGTAATTACTGGTATGGGAGAGATTATAAATAGTATAATGATTGTGGCTATGGATGCTATACCTCAATTATTACAAGCAGGATATGATTTAATTAAGAATATGGCTCAAGGTATTTTCAATAATATGCCAGCAATAACAAAGAGCATAGTTGATGTTTTAGATAAATTATTAAAAACAATACTAGAAAAATTTCCAGAATTTTTGCAAAAAGGCTTTGAAATTATTGGCAAAATGGCACTTGGAATTTGGAATAATCTTCCACAGATTATATCAACTCTTACTAACTTGTTATTAGCATTAATTAGAAAGATAGGGGAATATTTACCACAATTTTTACAAAAAGGTATTGAATTAATTGGTAAATTGCTTGTAGGTATAGTTCAAAAAGCACCAGAAGTAATTGCAAAAATACCTTCAATAATTCTACAAATTCTATCTTCAATAGGAAAATTTGTTTCGCAATTTGTTTCAATGGGGGGTCAACTTCTAATGGGACTTGCAAAAGGTATTGCAGGAGCAGTTGGGAATGTTATAAAGTCAGCGGTAGATGCTTGTAAGAATGTTGTTTCAAAAATTAAAGCATTCTTTGGTATTCACTCACCTTCAAGACTTTTTGCAGAAATAGGGGAGTTCTTAGACTTAGGACTTGCTGAAGGTATTAAAGACAATATAAAGCCAGTAACAAGTGCTATGGAAGAACTATCTAATGAAACTCAAAAGAGCTTTACAAGTGAATTAAGTCATAATATAGTTAATAATAATCCTAAGGGTATGTTTGATACTATTAATGGAGAAAGCAACCTAATTTCTAATTATAAAGCCACAGAAAGCAAAACTCCTATTGAATTAGTATTACACTTAGGAAATAAAACTTTTAAAACTTTTGTTGAAGATATAACAAAAATTCAAGATGAAAAGATTGAACTTGATTTAGCTTATTAGGAGAAAAAATGGAATATAAATTAATTTTTAATGAAACAAATCTTGATGATACAATAGAAAACTATACTACACTTGATGTTAAAGGAAGAGGGCTTTTTGTAAGAAATATTCATTCAATTTCTATCAGTGGTAGAGATGGAGAATATATAACAGAAAGCAAGTATCCAGGAAGAAATATTATAGTTGATTTCCTTATAAATGCTAAAAATCATTTAGAATATTTTAAAACAATGCAAAAGTTAAATAATATAATTAATTCTGAAAAAGATGTTATTTTTAAAGTAACAGATGAAGAGGGATATAGAATAGGTAGAGTTACAGAAATTACAGATCCTGCACTTAATAAAGGTGTAGGGTCTTTTACTATATTTTGTCAGAATCCTTTTGCTTTTGGCGAGAAATTAACAGTAGATAAGACTATAAAATCAAAATATAGTCTTGATGTTAAAATAGAAAATATAATTGCAAAAATAACAAATGGAACTAATAAAGTTATTTTAAAAAACGAAACTAAAGGAACAAAAATTATTTTGAATGGGACTTTTGCTCAAAATGATATTTTAGAAATTTCAAAGGAAAAAATACTTTTAAACAAAAAAGATATAAAAAGTTATTTAGACTTTGTGGAAAGTGATTATCACGATTTCAAATTATATAATAATAATGTTGTAACAATAACAAATGCAACTAATTTACAGATAGAATATAGGGAAAGGTGGTTTTAATGAAATCAGGAGTATTTTTATTTAATAATAAACAAGAATTAATCTCCACTATTTCCCCTGATTCTCTAATAGAGAATACACAAGAAATAGAATTAAATGGACTTATATCAGCCACAGTTACTACAAAATATAGTAAGGATATAGAAATATCTGAATATTTTGGAGTTAAAGAATTGAATAATTTTTGGCTTTATAAGATTAGAAAATTTTCAAAAGAAGGAGAAATGATTACATTAAATGGAATTCATATTCTTTTTGATGACTTAAAAGGTCAAGTTTTAAGAGATATAAGACCAACAAAAGTTACTGCTTTAGAAAGTTTTACTAAAATTTTAGAGAATAGCACTTGGAAAGTTGGGGTTAGTCAGGCAACAACAACTTCAAGTGCTAATTTTTATTATAAATCAGTTTTAGAGTCTTTTTATGAAGCTTTAAAAAAATGGAATTGCGAATTTATTCCACAAATAGAATTTAAAGATGGAAAAATCATTTCTAAAAAAATTAATCTTTATGATAAGATTTCAAAAGATAATGGAAAATGGTTTGAATATGGGGATGAACTTTTAACTGTTGTTGCTGAAACTGATAAAGATATTTACACTGCTTTTATAGGACTTGGTAAAGGAGAAGAAACTAAAGGCGGTGGTTTTGGTAGAAAGATTAAGTTTGACTCTATTATTTGGGAAAGTTCAAAAGGAAAACCCACTGATAAGCCTTTTGGACAAGACTTTGTGGAAATAAAAGAAGCTAGTAAGCTCTGGGGTTATCCAGATGGTACACCTAGAATAGGTATTGTTGAATTTTCAGATATAGAGGATAAAGAAGAACTTTTAAAGAAAACTTATCTTTATGCAAAAGAAAACTGCAGACCTAAACTACAATTAAAATCAACGGTTATATCTCAAGAACAAGTTGAAATCGGAGAAACTTGCACTATTATTAGAAATGATCTAGATATTAGATATAAAACAAGAATTTTTAAAATAAAGAAAAATTTTTTAAATACTGATTTAATTTCTTTTGAATTTGGAGATAAGGTTGTTTTATCTGCTTCTGATAGAATAAAAAGCAATCTTGAAAAAGAAGAAAAGAAAGAAATGGAATTAGAAAGCAAGATGGAAATTTTTCTAAAAAATGCTACTAATTTTTATTTTAATGATGATGGTTATAATTATGAATTAAAAGCAAATAATGAATATAATTTACCTGCAGGATATTATTCTTTTAATAAACCTATTGAAGAAAATCCAACTAAGGTTCTTTATGTCGGAGCAGGTAAGATATTAATTGCTGATAGTAAAAATCCTAATGGAGAATGGAAATGGAGAACTGCTATAACTCCACAAGGAATAGCTGGAGAAGAAATAGTTACAAATTCTATTACTGCAAATAAACTATCAGCAGATGTAGGGCAAAGCTTAGATTTAAGTTCAAATGAAAGTATAAATAATGTTGTAAATAAATCTATAACAAACGAAGTAGAAAAAATCCGAATTGGTGGTAATAACCTAGCTAAGCACTCTGACAATTTCTATAATTCTGTTAACGAAGATGAAGAAAGTTACTGGGTAGCTGCTGCAGATATAACGAAAAAGAAAATAACAGATTGTGTAGATGTAAGTTATTGCGAAAACTGTGAAGATTGGATAGGATATGAAATAGTAGAATTTAGTAATTTCAATTGGGAGAAAATAAAATTAGAGCAAGGAGATAATTTATTTTCTTATAATTTTAGCAAACATATAGATTATATGTATAATTCGGAGCTTAAAACAAATCAAGATTATATGATTTCTTTTGATGTTGTAAATCCTAATACTTTTAATTTAGTTTTTAAGAAATATATTAGCAAAACAGATTCTTATTTTACAGTTATTTTAAAGCCAAAAGAATATATAAGAATATATTTTAAGCTTAACTCAGATGATACGATATTACCTTTTGATTTAGAAGAAGGAGCGGAAAGGCCAGAGAAAATAAAAATAGCTTGTAAGAAACTTAAAGTCGAAGAAGGCACAGTTGGTACTGCTTGGAGTCCTAATATTGACGATTTAGAGGAAGTAGATAAAGTTTTAAAAAATGCAATAGACTTTTTAATAAGTGATAATAAAGACTTATTAAAAAAATATGATGGACTTAATCTAGAAAATGTAAAGATTAGACAACAATTAAGTACAGATTTAAAACAAACGAGAGATGAATTTTTGTTCCAATTTAATAACTATAAACAACTACTTAACGAAACAGGGCAAGTTATGGAGCAACGTTTTAATGACTTTTCGAGATATATCCGTTTCAAAGCTGGGAAAATTGAGCTTGGAGATATTAATTCACCTTTTAAAACTCTAATCACTCATGAAAAAATAAGTTTCTTAAAAGGAGAATCAGAAGTTGCATATATCTCTAATAATAAACTTTATATCACTAATGCTTATATTATCAACTCTTTAAGAATTGGTAATTTTGAATTTATTGTGGAAAGTAATGGTGGTCTAAGTTTTAGAAAGGCGGTGAACTAATGGCTTTAAGTGGAAGTTATCAAAATGGTAGGACTGGTTATACTGCTAAAACTGAGTGGACAGCAATACAAAATATTGAAGAGAATTACTCAGATTTAACAATTAAATTATATCTAATCTGTGGTAATAGATATGATATTTATACAAAAGAAAAAATTCACAAAGTTTATATTGATGGTACACCTTATGAAATAAAATCTAGTTTATATAGTCATGGTGGAGAAACGTTGTATTTAGGTTCTACAACAAAAAGAATTTACCACTATCCAGACGGAACACGAGAAGTAAATTTATCAACAGTAGTTCAATTTAATGCTACTATTAAAGGAACTTATGTAACTAATGTCAATGGTGGGTCAGATACTATAACTCTTGATAAAATACCAAGAATGAGTAATATAAAAAATACAATGATAGGTTCAAGATACTTAAATTCTCCCCATACACTTCAAATCGACAAATTCTTAACTGGAAATATCACTCATGACGTTTGGTATATAGTTTATGGAGATGATGCCACAAAGACAAGTAACTGGCACTATATAGCAAGAAATACAAGTAGTTTAGATGTTGAATTTGTGCCTACACTTGATCATATAGAATTACAACCTAATAATACTACTATTTATCTTGATTTTGGAATTAAAACATATAAAGACGGAGAATTATATGGAGAAATAGCTTATAGTAAAGGTTGGCATTTTAAAATTCCAGAAAGTGTTAAACCAACTATAACTAATGTTGAGATAGTAGAAGCAGACGAAAAAACAAAACCTTTAGGGTTATATGTTCAAAATCATTCAAAGTTAAATATCAAAACTACTGCTGAAGGAATAAAAGGTTCAACTATACAAAATGTAAAAGTTACAATTGCAGGTCAAACTTTAAATGGTGCAAATGTAACCACATCAGAGATATTAGAAAGTGGAGAAATAGAACTAAATGTAACTGTAACAGACAGTAGAAATAGAACCGATACTTTAAAAAGAAAAATATCAATAGAGCCTTATTTTTTACCAACGATTAGTAATTTTTCTGGACATAGATTAGATGAAAACCAAAGTAAAGTTAGTATTCAAAACAATTTTAAAATGGCAAGTATCAATGAAAAAAATACTTGTAAATGGAAAATAGAGAGAAAACAAATAGGAACTGATAATTGGGTTACTTTTAGAGAAGGTAGAGAAAAAACTTTAAATAATAGTATTGTTCACTATAATATTGATGAAAGCTATGATTTTGAATTTAGACTTACTATATCTGATTTTTATAATGAAGCTAATCAAACTTTTTTTATTTTTTCTGCTTTTAGGTTAGTTAGTTGGCATCCGTCAGGTACTGGAATGGCAATAGGTCAGATATCAAAAACACCTAATATGTTTGATATAAATTTAAAAACAACTTTTCATAAAGGAATTGAAGTAGAAAAATGGACTAAAATGCACCTTTATAACAGCACTACACCTTATAATGCTAAAAACGAATTAAAATATTTTAAAGATCCATTAGGACTGGTTCATATACAGGGTGTAGTCAAAGATACCGCTTCTGAATGGCTTGCTAGAATAACAAGAGCAGATTGCAGACCTGAAAAAGACTTAATCATATCGGTGCCATGCACAGGTTTTAAATTTGCATTTTTAAAAATATATGAAGATGGAAATATTTTAATAGATAATAGAAGTGAAATCAGTACAAACTGGATAAGTTTGGATTGTATAACTTTCAAAGCAAAGGAGTAAAAGAATGGCAGAAAAAGAAAGAGAAATAGCAGAAGTAGTAATCAAAGTATCTACTTTAAATGGTAAAGACAGATACGAAGTAATTGCAAGACGTTCTAACTATGTAGAGGTTGTGGCAAGTGATGTTTCAACTATTGAAAAGGAACTACAAAAGGTTGTTGGACTTTGTAAAGTCTTAAAGACACCAAATGAAGAAATTGAAGAACAAACACAAAGACTATTAGAGTTTGTAATTAAGAAATCAACAGCAAAAGAAAAAGCTCACAATCCTGATTTTTTCAAAAAGTGGGGAGTTGGCGAAACTTATGTAAAGGGCGAATATGTAAATCATTTAGGACTTGTTTTTTATGCTTTAGCAGATAACAGGGCAACTTATGAGAATATCCCTATCAACACTCCAGAATTGTGGAGGAGAGTTGAAGAAGAAAAACCCACAATAAGCAATGCTAACCCTGAATACGAAGAAAATATTAAAAAGGCAGAAAACTATTATAGAGATAAGAGTTATAAGAGTGGAACTTATGTAACTTTCTATAATGAATTATACAAAGCACTAAAAGATGTTAAAGACGGAGAACAACCGAGCGAAAAATCTAGTTTTTGGGAGCATATACCAAAGAAAATACAAAATTTAGGCATATAATATCATTAAAAAATAAAAACAATGCAAAATAGGACGTTTTTGGGCGATTTGTGTATATTTCAACGTTTATAGAAAGGTAGGTAATGAAATTGTGGATATGAATACAGTGGCAATAAGTTTAAGTATAATTGGAAGTGCGCTTGCATTAATTAGAACATTAGGTGCTCCGATTCGTAAAATCTTAAAGCTACAAGAAAATCAAACTAATGGGATAACATGCCTTTTGAGAAAGGATATACTAGATTTAGTAAATAAAGCAAATAGTCAAGGTTTTATTTATGAAGACGAAATAGAAGAACTAAGAAAACTTTATAAAAACTATAAAGACTTAGACGGGAACGGTATTGTTGACAGAGTTATTGACAAAGCTTTTAACGTACCAATAAAAAAAAGATGAAGAAAAAAGGAGAATAAAAAATATGAAAAACTTAAATTTAAAAATCAGATTAAAANAAACATTTATGAAGGTGTCGTGGTTATTAACAATTTAAACAGTACAGTTATAAGTCTTAACCAAGAAGTAGTTGATTTAAAAATTAATGTAGAAAAAACACAAAAAGAAATCAGCGAATTTAAAAAGTCTTTTTCAGAATTGAAAATTAAATTAAACGAACTGAACAAAGCTTTTAAGCAAATGAAGTTAGAAGATGAAAAGCAAAGTAACTCGATAAGGTCGATTTTAAGACAGCTAATAATCAACTATACTAATGATATTTTAGACAGGCAATATATTTACAATGAAGAAATTTATTGCTTGCGTCAACTTTATGAAGGGTATGCCCTTCTAGGTGGTAACTGCACTATCGAAGAAAGAGTAAAAGAAGTTATAAAGTTACCAGCGAAAGCAGGACAATTCAATCCTAACAAACAAATGATTGATAAAGCTATAGAAGAAATCAAAAAAATAATTCAAAACAACAAAGGAGAATAAGAATATGAAAAGCTTAAATTTAAAAATCAGATTAAAAAATAAAACTTTTATCGTTACTATGATGACAACTGTAATAGCTTTTGTGTATCAAATGTTGGCACAATTTGAAATTGTACCAAAAGTAACACAGGACCAAACTTTACAAGTAGTAATGCTTGTTGTAAATATTTTAGCTGGACTTGGAATTTTAGTTGATCCAACAACAGACGGGGTTAAAGATAGTGAAAGGGTTTTAAACAAAAAATAGAGTGATTATTTTATAATCACTCTATATTCAGTATAAATTAAATGCTAATTTCTGTATATAGTACATTTTCATAGAATGTTAAAAATATTACACAAAAAGTACAAAATACACTACAAAATGTATTGTAAATTTTTAGTCAATCGGGTATAATAAAATTGTAAAACTGATAGTACTTTATAGATTAAAGGAGGTTTTTTATGACTAATATATTTGACATAGCAGATTGGTTTTTGAGTAAGGAATCAATGCAACATAAAAAGCTACAAAAGTTATGCTATTATTATGTTGCTTGGGGATATGCTTTATATAACAAGAAATTAGTTGAAAATGATGAATTTCAGGCATGGGTACACGGACCTGTTTCAAAAGAATTGTATGATAAGTATAAAAATTATGGTTGGCAATATATACCAATTAAAGAATTTAATAAACAACTTGATCCTGATGAATTTGATTTATTAGGGAGTATTTGGATGACATATGGAGATATGTCTGGTAATGAATTAGAAGCATTAACACATACAGAACTACCTTGGATTTCTGCAAGAGCTGGATTAGGAGACTATGATTTATCTAATAATGTTGTAGATGTTAATATAATGAAAGAATACTATTCTAAAATATACGAGGCTAATCAAGGTGAGTAAAAAGCTAATTAATGTAAAAAAAGATAATAGTATTCAAAATGTAAAATTAGCTAAGAGTAGTGTAAAATTCAAAATATTGCTAAATAAGCAGTTAGAAAATAAATTTGGATTTGATAAATTACACTGTTCTAATGGTAATAAAGAATTTCATAATTTTTTAAATGATACCTTAAGTAAAGGGTTGAGTATATCAGAAGTAGACAAATTATTTAGAAGAACAAGAGGTAGACCTGAAAGCATAGTAGTAGAAGGACAAGAAAGAGAACTTATACACTATGGGAAAGATATGAAAGCATTTAGAATATTTGGATATTATGATAATGAATATTTTATATTAACAAAAATAGATACAAATCATAAGACACACAGTAATTAAAAACATAAAGCAATTATCAAAAATGATAGTTGCTTTTTTAATGCAAAGAAAGGAGAAATAATGAAATTAGATTTTTTAGATAGGATGTATCAAGAATACAATGAACTTGATACAAAAATTATAAAACTAGAAAAGGCTTTAAAAACAAAGCCATTAGATAGACGAGAAAAAGAATTATTAATTAATCAAAAAGAACATATGAAAGCATATAGAGAAGTTTTAAATCAGCGAATAAACTATACAAAACAAAAGTATAGTGATTTATAGGAGAGTGATTTTATGAATAAAATAGATAAAATTATTGATTGGTTCAGGCAAAGAAAAGGTAAAGTAACTTATTCTATGGAACATAGAGAGGGTACAGCAAGTTATGATTGTTCTAGTTCTGTTTTTTTTGCTGTTTGTAATGCCTTAAGTATTGAAGATGATGATATCAGAAATACAAGCAATTTAGGACGTTTTTTGTTACAGCACGGTTTTGAAAAGGTAACAGAAAACAAAGAATGGACAGCAAAAAAAGGCGATATAGTTATTTGGGCTAAAAGGAAAGGTGTTCCCGGAGCTTCAGCTCATACGGGAGTTTTTACAGATAATTCACATATTATACACTGCAACTTTAAAGCTAACGGAATAAGTGAAAATACAGAAAAATCTTTGCTTCCGTTGTATAATTGGAATTATGAAGTTTATAGACTTAACGAAGTAGAAAGAGAAGAAAAGCAGGAGGAATTTATGGAACAAGTACAAGAAAGATATATGATTAATGGAAACTATTCAATCGACAGTTTGCCTTGGTTTTGCTCTGATAAAAAGAATGTAGGCAATACTAAAGACTATCAAGGTTATGTAGTAACTGTATCAAGAAAATGGGGCGGTTACTGGTATTCTCAATATCTTGGTGGTTGGATAGATTATAGAGCCTTTGAAGAAGTTGAAACTATATCAGAAGAAAAAACTGTAAAAAACGGCGGTTACAGTATAGATACTAAGCCGTGGGGAACTAAAGGCTTTGAAACTGTCGGAAAATCCGACAAGTTGATAGGTAAAGATTTCACAATAACAGCAAGAAAAGGTGCTTATCTATATATTCAAGAAAAAGCAAAGTGGGTAGATGAAAAAGCATTTTAG